GTACTTGTTTGAATTCTTGCACTCCTAATAACTTTCCCAAAGGGGCTTAGCATGATAACTCTCCTTAACCTACAGGTTTAATTTTGAACCTGATAGGTTCACAATACTATGTTAACAAGAACGTGTCAAGTTGTAAGGACAGCTTGTAAGGACAGCTGGATTGAAGATTCTAGGGTTTACTTGCATTGTTCTAGTTGCAAACGAAGGCGGATAGCGAAAAAAGCGTCCGCTTTTTTCATGGATTCGTCTCCTACCTTAGGACGAACGCCCGGGCCGTGCGTTATCGGCCTCTCCTTGAGAAGTGGTATGAGGGTTCTCCGGAGCGGTTGGGTGGCTGCTCCAGAGTTTTTTTCATTGAGAAGTTATGCCTGTATTTCCGTTAAAGCATTGTGCCTTTCCCGGCTGCGGTGCGCTTTTCCGCGGCTCCGGCTCTTACTGCGAGAAGCATAAGCAGATCGCTCAGGATCAAAGAGCCGATCGCCGCCGCCAGATTGACAGAGAAAGAGGATCGGCAGCCTCAAGAGGATATTCCTCTGCCTGGAGAAAAGCCCGCGAAGGCTTCTTAGCTCGCCATCCCTTCTGTGTTCAATGTGAAGCAGAAGGCTTTCCTCGATTGGCCGCGGTCGTGGACCATATCATCCCGCATAAGGGGGATAAAGAGTTATTTTGGGATCGAAATAATTGGCAGCCTTTGTGCAAAAGACATCACGACCTCAAGACAGCCGCAGAAGATGGAGGCTTCGGAAACATAGGGAGGGGTGGTGAAAAAGTGAAGTGACGCGATCGTCCGAGACCGCGCCCTCAGTCGAATTTTTACGCGTGCAAAATTGGAGATTTTCGAGGTTTTGCGCGTCTGGAGTAAATAGGATGAAAGGTCGAAAACCTTTACCGACAGAAATTAAAGAACTCCAAGGGACGCTTCAGCCGTGCCGTACAAATTACCAAGAACCTAAGGTCCGCCAAAAAATTTTTGAAAAAGCGGCTCCGCCGGAGACGCTGTCGGACGAAGCAAAAATTCATTGGAATTTTGTGCTTGAGCACGAAGGCGCTGGCTGGATCAAACAATGCGACCGCGGAATGTTCGAGCAATACTGCGAACTCTGGGCTGAGATCACGAAAAGCCGAAAAGAAAAAAAGGCGCTCCGCGCGGAGCTCTCGGAACTTCGGCCTCAGTACGAGGAAGCCCTGAAGTTCGGCAGCTTAGACAGAGCCAAGGTCATCAATGCCAGGATGGAGGCCTTGGAAGAAAAAGACAGGTTCCTGGCCAACTTAATCGTTAAGAGTGTCCAGCCTTTCAAGAGCGTGGCCGCCGAACTCGGGCTAACGCCCTCCTCTCGGTCTCGAGTCATCGCTTTAAACGGTGCGGATACTCCGAAAAATCAAGAAGATTCTGAACTTTTTTCAAAAGAGGCGATGCAAAAATGCCTTGAATTTGGCCTTGATTACGGTGAAATGAATTGAAAAATTACGTTGCATGGGCTCAAAAGTACGTGCAGCAGGTCCTAAGCGGCGAAGTTCTCGCTTGTGTTTATGTTCGCCAGGCTTGTGAAAGACAGAAAAAAGACCTTGAAAAATCAAAATCAGGGTCTTTTCCTTATGTGTTTGACCCGTTTTTGGCGACTCGGGCCTGCTTCTTTATCGAGCATTTAAGGCATGTGAAAGGACCTAAAGCCGGCCAGTTGATCCAACTGGAGCCCTGGCAGTGTTTTGTTGTCACTTCAATCTTCGGCTGGGTTCACAAAGATACGAGAAAGCGCCGCTTTAAGCGCTCTTACATTGAAGTTCCTCGCGGTAATGCGAAATCGACGCTTTCGGCCGCGATCGGTCTTTACATGATGACCATGGACGGAGAAGGAGGCGCGGATTGCTACTCTTTTGCGACGACCCGGGAACAGGCCAGAGAAGTTTTTGATACTGCGCGCGATATGGTCCGCCGCTGCACGGATGTCAGCCGAGAACTCGGAATTAAGGCGTTGGATTATTCAATAGTTCAGCTAGCCAGTAATTCAAAATTCGTTGCGAAGTCCGCGCAAGGAAGCACCCTAGATGGTCTCAATACGCACTTTGCTTGTATTGACGAACTTCACGCGCATAAAACCCGCGAAGTCTACGACGTGGTTGAGACGTCTATCGGCAAGCGTCTGCAGCCCCTGCTGTTTGCCATTACGACGGCCGGATTTAACTTATCCGGAATCTGCTACGAACTTAGAAACTACGTGATCGAAGTTTTGTCCGGAAAAAGTTCCGGCGGGGATGACCAGTTCGGAATTATCTACACGATCGATAAAGAGGATGACTGGACTAGTGACAGTGCGCTGATCAAAGCCAATCCGAACTGGGGCGTCTCGGTCCATCCGGAGACGATTAAATCACTCCGGGATAAAGCGCAGACGGTTGCAAGTGCGGTTAACAATTTTAAGACCAAGCACCTCGATGTCTGGTGTAACGCAGACGCGGCCTGGATGGATTTGACCAAGTGGAATGAGTGCGGCGATCCGGCCTTGGAGGAATCCGACTTCTACGGACAGGAATCTTGGCTGGGGCTCGACTTGGCCTCAAAGATTGACTTAACGGCAGCAGTCAGACTCTTTTGTAAAACGATCAACGGCGTCCAGCATTTCTTTGTTTTCCCGCAGGTTTGGCTTCCCCGGGAAACCGTTAACACAGCGAAAAACGCTTCTTACTCCGGCTGGGAGTACGAAGCGCGTCTGAAAGTGACGGAAGGTGCGGTAGTCGACTTTGAAGAAGTCAAAGAATATGTCCGGAGAAGCTGTTCTGACTTTGTTGTGAAGGAAATTGCTTACGACCCGTGGCAGGCAACTCAGCTCGCGAGTGAATTGACCGAGCAAGGCTGTCCGATGGTCGAGGTCAGAAACAGTGTTCAGAACTTCTCCGAGCCGATGAAAACCATCGAGGCTTTGGTGATGTCCGGAAGATTGCATCATCCGGATGATCCGATTTTTAACTGGTGCGTTTCAAACGTCGTCTGTCATCGCGATGCGAAAGACAACATTTATCCGAACAAGCTGAGGAATGAAAACAAGATCGACTTGGTGGTGGCCTTAATCATGGCCTTCTACTCATTCCTGATCGGCGGCGGAAAGATTGAAAAGCCGGTGGATCTGACACCGATGCTTGATTCTCCGCTCATTTTCAATTGGTAAATTATGTTTTTGAGTTCATTTTTTTCTTCGTTCGGGAATCCGTTTAAAGACAGTAAAGGCGTGCAGCGAACGGAACCGATGCTGGAGCTGGTGCCGAGGAAACGACAGACTTCGGAAGAAACGGCCCTGCAGATTTCCTCCGTGATGGCCTGCACGACGCTTCTGGCTGAAACAGTGGCCTCCATGCCTATCTTCGTTTACCGCAATGACAGCGGAAACAGAGATTTAGCCCGGGAAACCGAACTTTGGAAGCTGCTGCACGACGGCCCGAACGAGTTCATGACGCCGGTGGAGTTTTGGTCTCAGGTCATCTTCAACATGGTGCTTCGAGGCAACGGGTACGCCAGGCTCAAACGAGAGAGAAACGATCCGTCCGGACAAGTGCTCTCGATGATGCCGCTTAACGCTCAGCAGGTCAAAACGATTTACGACGGTACGACCCTGAGATACGAATACAGCCATGACGGTGAGACGGAGAAGATCGCTAAAAAGTTCATGTTTCACCTAAAAGGTGTCGGCGGACGTTTTGCCGGGGCTTCGAAGCTGGATTTGATGGCAGCCACGATTGGCGAAGCGGCCGATGCGCAAGAGACCGCTTCAACGCTGTT